GGGAGCAAGCGTATTGCTGAACTGGAGAAAAGCGAAGAGCAACTCATCAACGAGCGTGACCATGCTGAGTATGCTTTAGCTGATATGTATTTTGCAGCAACCGGGAACAGGCCGGAATGGAGTAACTGTTTCAGTTTTTCAGATGCAGTAGATGCCGTAGTTGACAGAATTGCTGATTTAGAAGCTAAACAGCCATCGCCAGTAGTACCGGAAGAAAAACCAATGCCTAATCCTCTTAGCATGTACGCGGTTGATGCTGTTGCCGCTATTGCAGAGGTGAGAGGCTGGAACGCCTGCCGTGCCGCTATGCTTCAGGGTAGCCAACTTGTAAGCCAGGCTTACAAGTTGAACGCGCTGGATGGCAACTCTCCGGTAACTCCGGATGGTTGGGTTATGGTTCCTAAACAGGTAACGCCGGAAATCAGCAACGCGATAAACGTTGTGGGTCAACGCTGTACATGCGGAAATTGCTCTCAGCGGTTGTGGGATTTATTACTCGACGCCACACAGCAAGGGGTTAACCGTGGCTAACCTGCAACTTGCCGTCAAAGGTGAATACTTCGATGCCATGATTCGCGGAGAGAAAACGGAAGAGTATCGCCTTGTTAATGACTACTGGAAAAAGCGCCTCGTTAACCGTAAGCATGACCGCCTGATTATCACAAAGGGATATCCGAAGCGCGACGATTCCAGCCGCAGAATTGACGTCCCGTATGACGGATATGAAATCAAGACAATCACACATCCGCACTTCGGAGATAAACCGGTAAAGGTGTTCGCGATAAAGGTAAATATTGATGGCTAAATCAGCAGCAGAGCGCAAAGCCGCTCAGAGAGCCAGACAAGCTGCATCTGGTGTGCGTAAACTGGAGATTGTGCTTGATGCTCAGGAAATTGAAATGCTGGAGCGTAACTGTGCCGCGCGTCGCCCCGGGCGTGCGCCTTACGAATTTGGTGAGTATATAGCGTTACTGATCCGCCAGGATGATGCACGCGTGCGCGGGCGTATAAAATCGATCAGCAGAAAACGTTGCGGTAAGTGCGGCGAGAGAGTGCCAGTTAATTCATGCCCGTGTAATGGTGACTCGCAATGCTGGGTGACTAAAGGCTGGCATGAAACGAAATTAATAGTGTGACATGTCACGAGTATATTATGCATGATGAATTTGATGTGTTTTGAATACTGCCGCCAACTATGGCGGCTTTATTTTGCATGGTACTATTACCACAACGGTAACTATTACCACGGTGGTTATGATGCCTGCTGAACCTAAAACCTATAAACGCAAATCAACGCAATTTAAGCCACTAACAGCAATGCAGGAGGCTTATTGCCAGTCATACATCAAAACGCCTGAAAACCAGACTCAGGCAGCGATTAACGCAGGATTCTCCCCAAATACAGCGGCAGTTAAAGCCAGTGTCATGATGCGCGATGAACGCATTCAAAAACGGATTGCCGAGTTGATGGAGGAGCGCAACAAACGAATGCGCGTCAGTGCTGATTACGTTCTCATGCGCCTGGTGGAGATCGACCAGATGGACGTGATCGACATCCTCAACGACGATGGGAGCCTTAAGCCAATCCGCGAGTGGCCGAAAATCTGGCGCACTACGCTTAGTGGCTTTGATCTGTCATCGACCATCATGAACATGAACGAGGATTCGATAGAGACAATCCTCAAAAAAATTAAATGGCCTGACAAGGTGAAGAACCTCGAACTGATTGGTAAGCACGTCGACGTCAACGCATTCAAAGAACGCCTGGATGTTAATGTGAATGTGACAATTGCTGATCGCATAGCGGCAGCCAGGAAGAGACTGAAAGAACGTCAGGATGGCAATCAGTGACAGATACAGCGTTATCTCCTGAAGAGCAGTTAATCGAGGATATTGCAGGGTTCACTCACGATCCGCTTGGCTATGCCCTCTATGCGTTCCCGTGGGGGGAAGAGGGTACTGAACTGGCACATGCCACCGGTCCACGTCAGTGGCAGGCCGATGCGTTCCGAGAGATACGTGATCACCTGCAGAATCCAGAGACGCGATATCAGCCGCTTATGCTGGCACGTGCTTCTGGTCACGGTATTGGTAAATCCGCATTCATCTCAATGCTGATCAACTGGGGCATGTCCACTTGCGAGGATTGTAAGGTCGTGGTGACCGCCAACACCGACAACCAGCTACGAACGAAGACCTGGCCGGAAATTATCAAGTGGTCGAACCTTGCTATCACGAAAGACTGGTTTACCTGTACCGCTACCGCGATGTACAGCAATGACCCTGGGCACGACAAGCGGTGGCGAGCTGACGCAATACCCTGGTCTGAGCACAACACTGAGGCATTCGCCGGACTACACAACGAGCGCAAACGCATCATCGTGGTATTCGATGAAGCGTCGAACATTGCGGATCTGGTGTGGGAAGTTGCTGAGGGTGCGCTTACGGACGAAGACACTGAGATTATCTGGGTGGCGTTCGGAAACCCTACACGTAACACCGGGCGTTTCCGCGAATGTTTCCGCAAATATAAACACCGCTGGAAAACTGCGCAGATTGACAGCCGGACGGTGGAAGGCACTAACAAACAGCAGTTGCAGAAATGGGTTGATGACTACGGGGAAGACAGCGACTTCGTTAAAATCCGTGTGCGCGGCATATTCCCTGATGCATCTGAATTACAGTTTATCCCTACCGGCCTTACTGACGAGGCAATGAAACGGGTGGTAACCGCTGCGCAGGTTGCACATGCTCCGGTGATAATCGGCGTTGACCCGGCATACTCCGGCGTTGATGACGCTGTGATATACCTGCGGCAGGGGCTGCACAGTAAGGTGCTATGGACTGGCAACAAGACCACTGACGATCTGATTATGGCGAAGCGTATCGCTGACTTTGAAGACCAGTACCAGGCTGACGCAGTGTTCATCGACTTCGGTTACGGAACCGGTTTGAAGTCAATCGGTGATGGCTGGGGACGTACATGGCAACTTGTTCCGTTCGGCGGTGCGTCCACTGACCCGCAGATGCTTAACAAGCGTGGGGAGATGTTCAACTCATGCAAGACATGGCTGAGGCTCGGCGGCATGCTGGATGACCAGGAAACTGCAGACGACCTGTCGGCGGCAGAGTACAAAGTTCGAGTGGACGGTAAAGTCGTTATCGAACCGAAGGAAGATATCAAGGAGCGGCTTGGGCGTTCTCCGGGTAAAGGCGATGCGCTACTGCTGACGTTTGCTTTCCCGGTCTCGAAACGCATAAATATACCAGGACAGCAAAGCCAGCAGGGAAGGGCCATAACGGATTATGACCCTTATGCTTAATCCGCTGGTGGGGATAATGTCGTTGATATCCTCTGATGAGGATAAAACAAAGCCAGCTCATAGGCTGGCTGTTTGTGACATGTCACGGTGTTATTGCTCGCTTAACTTCTGCTTCAGCAAGTAACCTTCAAGCATCCAGATTTTGTTTACAGCATTCTGCCGGGCAATCTTCCGACCAATTTCTGCATCAAAGTTTTCCGGGCTTGCACAGGCGCTTTCTCCGGTTACAGTAAATCCGTTGCGCAGCACCAGAACGCAGAAGGTCAGAAGTGACTCAGCAGGGTGCGCTTCCTGGTAATAGTCAATTGGGCTTTCATGCGGTTTTAAAAGCTCATTAGCGCCATGAACCCCTTCTGCAGCCGTGAAATAGTGCTCACTAATAATCACGTCTTCGATGTGCTGCGGGGTGATTCGCGGTGCCGTTTTGCCTTTCTCAACGATTTCTTTTTCGATTTGCTGGTCGTTCATAATCTCACCTTTAAAAAATGCCCGGCGAACCGGGCGAACTGGAAGCAATGAGTTATGCCTTCCGTGGCTGTACTGGTTTACAGCATGAAGTCATCGCAATGGCGTCCTGCTGTAAAAAGGGCGGTGATAGTCCTTCAAGGGAAACCATCACCGCCAAGCCCCTGGAACTTCTGGCATCACGGTCCTTAGGCGTGATTCTGGCGTGGCATGCAGGATTCGAACCTGCGACCAACCGCTTAGAAGGCGGTTGCTCTGTCCAGCTGAGCTAATGCCACAACGCTGAGAGCACTTAGCCTGTTAAGGCGCCACACTTTGTCGCGGCTCCATAAATGCTCTCATCGTTGTACCCTCGTCTCTTCCGAGGCGTCACACCGAATCGCCGGGATGGTGAATCCCCGTGCGCGGAATAAAACCGCTCGACTTGCACATTCCGGCTACCTGGTTCGTTTGCCCGAGCAAGGGAGGGTGCCCCTTAAACGTATCCAGACCGCTATCGTCGCATGTGCCATACGCCGTACTGCTCAAAATAAAAGCTCACTCCACCTGTTCAATTTAACGACAAGCCAGTCAGGTTAATAACCGGAATGAACTCTTTGCTTACCTGAAAGGTAATAATTTGTGCGTTAAATGTCAACTATCTACGATAAATAAATCATATGTGGTTAAATTGGTAATAATTTAATTGCGTACGGAGTCATTGATATGTGCATGGGTAGCTCACCATCAGTGCCTGCAACACCAGAAGTTCAGGCAGCACCACAGGAGCAGGATGCCGCCGTTGTTGATGCCCGCGACGAAGAAACACGTCGTCGTCGCGCTGCTGCTGGTCGTAGTTCTACGCTGCTTACCGGTTCTCAGGGCGACACATCAACCGCTAATACCAGCGGTAAAACGCTACTTGGTCAGTAACCGGAGTCATTGAAATGGCGGAAACAACTAAAGAGCGATTGAACAAACAGTTCGCACAACTTGAAAGCGAGCGTCAGTCGTTCGAGCCGCACTGGCGCGAGTTGAGTGATTACATCAACCCGCGTGGTTCCCGCTTTCTGACTTCTGAGGTCAACCGTAACGATCGACGCAATACACGCATTATTGATTCGACCGGGACTATGGCGGCGCGCACTCTCGCCAGCGGCATGATGTCAGGCATCACAAGCCCCGCGCGTCCGTGGTTTCGCCTGGCTACGCCAGATCCTGAAATGATGGATTATGGCCCTGTTAAGTTGTGGCTTGAGGCGGTGCAGAACCGCATGAACGATATGTTCAATAAGTCGAATCTCTATCAGTCGCTGCCGCAGTTATACGGAAGCCTCGGCACATACAGCACTGGTGCAATGGCGGTGCTGGATGATGACGAGGACATCATTCGCACAATGCCATTCCCTATAGGCAGTTACTACCTGGCTAACTCACCTCGTGGCAGTGTGGACACCTGTTTTCGCAAGTTCTCTATGACTGTTCGTCAGCTTGTTCAGGAGTTCGGGCTAAATAACGTCAGCGAATCCGTAAAAAGCATGTGGGAAAGCGGCACCTACGAGAAGTGGATTGAAGTGATGCATTCGGTTTACCCGAACATTGACCGCGATACATCGAAGCTGGATAGCAAGAACAAGCCATTCAAATCGGTTTATTACGAGGTTGGCGGCGATAACGACAAGTTGTTGCGTGAGTCCGGATTCGATGAGTTTCCAATTATGGCTCCGCGCTGGGAAGTTAACGGCGAAGATGTTTATGGATCATCATGCCCGGGTATGCTGGCGCTTGGACCTGTTAAGGCATTGCAGCTTCTCCAGAAGCGTAAGTCGCAGTTGATTGATAAAGCCACCAATCCGCCGATGGTTGCTCCGACTTCCCTCAAGAATCAGCGCGCATCCCTTCTTCCTGGCGACATCACGTATATCGATCAGATTACTGGTCAGGATGGTTTCAGGCCTGCTTATCTGGTTAACCCCAGTACAGCAGATCTGGTAGCAGACATTCAGGACACTCGCCAAATCATTAACAGCGCCTACTTTGTCGATCTGTTCATGATGTTGCACAACATCAATACCCGCTCGATGCCTGTTGAAGCAGTGATCGAAATGAAAGAAGAAAAACTTCTGATGTTGGGGCCGGTTCTGGAGCGTCTGAACGACGAATGTCTTAATCCTCTCATTGACCGCGCTTTCTCGATGATGGTGCGTAAAAACATGCTGCCGCCACCGCCTGACGCGATGGAAGGCATGCCCCTGAAGGTCGAATACATTTCCGTCATGGCTCAGGCGCAGAAGTCTATCGGCCTGTCCAGTCTGGCGTCCACGGTTAACTTCATTGGTCAACTTGCGCAAGCGAAACCAGAAGCTCTCGACAAACTCAACGTTGATCAGGCGATCGATGCATTCGCTGATATGTCCGGAGTGTCTCCAACCGTCATTGTTCCGCAGGAACAGGTTGAGCAGGCTCGCCAGCAACGGGCACAGCAACAACAGCAGCAACAAATGATGGCGATGGGGATGGCGGCGGCACAGGGTGCCAAGACGCTAAGCGAAGCTAAAACTTCGGATCCGAGTGTTTTGTCAGCTATGGCGAATGCAGTTAGTGGTCAGGGTGGGCAATCACAATGACAGATTACGAAGACGATCAAATGAAAGAAGAAAACGCCCGTAAGCAACGTGACATGGCACAGCGTGAAATTGATGACATTCGCTTTGTCATGAGCAGTGAACAGGGGCGTCGCGTTGTCTGGTCGGTGCTGGAGAAAGGCCGTGTGTTTTCCGCTATCTCACCGATGGACGCTATGGCAATGGCATTTAATGAGGGGCAACGCAATCTGGCGCTGGAACTGTTTCAGCGCGTTATGGCGCATTGCCCTGAACAGTATTTGAAGATGGCCAAAGAGGCCAGTGAACAGGAGTGATCATGAATTTATTTGAGCGTTTGCTGTATCGCCGTCTTTGCAATGAGCAACAAGTCGATGGTGGAGCAGCTCCGGCTGCGTCAGAACCGTCAGCGCCTGCAGGTGATAACCCTGCTCCAGTTGGTGATCCATCACAACAGGAAGGTGATAAGACACAACCTGTTGCTGATGGCGATAAACCTGCTGATGACAAAAAGCCTGAAAGCGATAAGCAGGGTGAAAAAAAGGACGGCGATAAACCGGAGGGTGCGCCGGAGAAGTACGAGTTTCAGGCTGCCGAAGGCGTAGAGCTGGATACAGAAGCGTTGAAGGAATTCGAGCCGGTGGCGCGAGAACTTAACCTGACCAACGAGCAAGCGCAAAAGCTGGTTGATGCTTATCCGAAGATTCTGGCAGGTGTGCAGCAGCGCCAGGCAGAAGCCTGGCAGAAAACAACCGAGCAGTGGGCTGCGGATGTAAAAGCTGACAAAGAAATCGGTGGCGACAAATTGATTTCTAACCTTAGCGCCGCACAGCGTGCGCTTGACCAGTTCGGGACGCCTGAACTCAAAGAATATCTGAACACCACCGGGCTGGGTAATCACCCTGATCTGGTCAAAACGTTCGTGAAAATCGGAAAGGCGATGTCTGAAGATGGCATGGTCACCGGTGGTAATGAAGGCCAGCGTAGTGCGGCCGAAGTGCTCTATGGCAAATAAGAGAGGAAATGACAATGGCTGTTAAAGGCTTAACTGCGCTAACGCTGGCTGACTGGGGTAAGCGCGTCGATCCAAACGGGAAAGTCGATAAGATTATCGAGCTTCTCGGTCAAACTAACCCGATCCTTCAGGATATGCCTTTTGTCGAAGGGAACCTTCCTACCGGACACCGAACCACCATTCGTTCTGGTTTACCTTCAGCCACCTGGCGTTTGCTGAACTATGGCGTACAGCCAAGCAAATCAACCACAGTGCAGGTCACCGATTACGTTGGAATGCTGGAAACCTATGCTGAAGTCGATAAGTCACTGGCTGATCTGAACGGTAATACCGCCGAATTCCGCCTGTCTGAAGACCGCGCATTTATTGAAGCGATGAATCAGCAGATGGCGCAGACGTTGTTTTATGGTGATTCCAGCGTTAACCCTCAGCAGTTTATGGGACTGTCCTCCCGCTATTCCAGCCTGTCTGCGGGTAATGCTCAGAACATCATTGATGCTGGTGGCACGGGTACAGATAACACCTCAATCTGGTTAGTGGTGTGGGGCGAAAACACCGTGCATGGCATCTTCCCGAAAGGGCAGAAGGCTGGCATCCAGATGGAAGATAAAGGCCAGGTGACACTGGAAGATGCTAATGGCGGCAAGTACGAAGGCTACCGTACCCATTACAAATGGGACAACGGACTTGCTCTGCGTGACTGGCGTTATGTTGTTCGCATTGCAAACATCGATGTCAGCAATCTTTCAGAACCTTCCTCTGCCGCAAATATTGCGAAGTTGATGGTTAAAGCACTGCATCGCATTCCAAACCGTGGCATGGGTCGCCCGGTGTTCTACATGAACCGCACTGTAGGCCAGGCTCTTGATCTGCAATCTCTGGAGAAAACATCTCTGGCGATCAGCGTAAAAGAGACAGAAGGCGAGTGGTGGACTTCATTCCGTGGTGTACCAATCCGTGAAACTGATGCGCTTCTGGAAACAGAAGCCCGCGTGGTGTAACGCCTGTTATTAACCTGTGGGTCGTAACAGACCCACTAATGGAGAAAGAAGATGATCACCGACAAACTGTTGATGTTCTCCGAAGCTCAGGCGGTTACGAATACCGCGGCTTCTACTGACGTAATCGATCTCGGTCCAATTGATGGAAACCGTCGAGATATCGGTGTGGGTTACCCGCTTGAGTTTTGGGTGCTGGTTAACGAAGCCGCCACGGCAAGTGGTGAGGCAACTGTAAACATCCAGTTGCAGACGAGTGAGAATAACAGCTCTTGGACCACTATTTATGATAGTGGTGCGTTGGCAAAGGCCACCCTGACAGCAGGTAAGCGAGTTGTTTCTGCAAAGGTGCCAGCCGGTGTTCAGCGATATCTGCGTGTTAACTACTCCGTCGCAACTGGCCCACTAACGGCCGGCAAATTCACTGCGGGTATCAGTCTGGATGTTGATGCCAATACGCCGTATCCGATCCGCTCAAAAGTAACTGGTTAAGGTGATATCGATGTCAGGTGAGAAACCAAGATACCGCGTTCTGCGCCTCTCTCATATCCATAACACTCTGTGGCCGGAGGGGGCAGAAATCGAATACGAAGGTGAGCCTGGTAGCGCACTGGAACCTGTTAACGATGCAGCCAGACAGGCAAAAGCAAAGGTAGCAGGAAAGGTGTCTATGGCAGCAACCAGCACCAAAATCATCAATGATGTGTCAGATGATGGTGAACTGGATAAGCTCCGTGAAGAGTACGAATTGCTCTTTAACGAGAAGCCACACCATAACGCCAAAGCCGAAACGCTCCGCGAGAAGATCGCAGATAAGCGTAAAGAACTGGGCGTGTAAGCCTCGCGAATCAGACAAGGGGCTTCGGCCCCTTTATTGCAGGAGTGTATATGGAACTCGTAAACCTCAAAACCGGCACTGACAGCTACCAGGATGAGAGCGGAGAAACCAGAACTCGCGATGAATACCCGTGGGGGCTGTGCATCACTCTTAATAACGACACATTGAATAAGCTGAAGGCGCAACCTCAGGGCGTCGGAACAGAAGTGATGATAACTGCAAAGGCTGTTATTCGAGGCCTGTCTGCCAGAGAAACTGACGATGGCGTTAATCGCAGCGCCGATCTGCAGATCACTGATATGGCGATCGCTCCTGTTTCCGGGGATGTAGAAAAATCAGCGGCTGAAACTCTGTACGGTAACGGAGGTGAGTGATGGCCTCTGTAGTAGAGATCTGTAATCGTGCGCTGTCCAATATTGGCAACAGCCGCAGCATTAACAGCCTGACGGAAGCCAGCAAGGAAGCGGGGGAATGTTCGCTGCACTTTGAGGCCTGCCGTGATGCTGTGCTTTCTGATTTTGACTGGAACTTTGCTACCAAACGCGTGGCGCTTGCAGATACGAGCAATCCACCGCCTGACTGGGAATATGCGTACCAGTACCCGTCAGATTGTCTGCGCATTACTGAAATTATGCTTCCTGGTGTACGCAATCCAACAGCAGCAATGCGCGTTCAGTACGAAGTTGGTGCAGACACCAACGGAACAGGAAAGTTGATCTACACAGACCAGCCTCAGGCATGGCTCAAGTATGTCTCTCGCGTTACAGATGTGAACATGTTTGATGCCATTTTTATGGAGGCGTTGGCCTGGCGTCTTGCGGCAGCTATTAACATGGCGCTGACTGGGAATGCAGACCTCGGTACGTTTGCCCTCAATATGTACAATCGCGTGATTCTTAGTGCTGGCTCGCATAGCCAGAATGAATCACAGGAACCACAGCCACCGGTTGATGAGTTTACCATTGCGAGGTTGTCCTGATGGCTATCAGTTGGATCCAGCCCAGCTTTGCCGGTGGTGAGATTGGACCGTCGTTGTACGGACGTATCGACATGGCGAAGTACCAGGTGGCATTGCGCAAGTGCGATAACTTTATCGTGCGGCAGTATGGCGGCGTTGAGAATCGACCTGGTACGCGTTTTGTCGGTGCCGCCAAATACCCAAATCGGAAATGCCGCCTGATCCCGTTCCAGTTCTCGACGGTTCAGACTTATGCTCTGGAGTTCGGACACCAGTACATGCGCGTTATCAAAGATGGTGCGTTGGTGCTGAACAGCAGTAATGTTATTTATGAAATCGCCACGCCATATACTGAAGCCGATCTGTTCCTAATTAAATTCACGCAAAGCGCAGACGTGCTTACGCTGGTTCATCCGGCATACCCGCCGAAAGAGTTGCGACGTTATGCGCATGACAACTGGCAACTGGTTGATGTGGTAACGAAGAACGGGCCATTTGAAGATATCAATATTGACGAGTCAGTGACGGTTTATGCCAGCGCCAGCACCGGGACAATTACGTTAACGGCAAGCGCCTCTATTTTTGGCGCGGAGCAGGTAGGCAAATTGTTCTATCTGGAACAGCCAGCAGTGGATTCAGTACCGGTATGGGAAACCAGCAAGAGTACGTCGATTGGCGATATTCGCCGTGCAGACAGTAACTACTATCGCTCCGTTACAGCAGGCAAAACAGGCACTTTGCGCCCTTCTCATACAGAAGGCACATCATGGGATGGCTGGGGCGGCTCCGGTGATGATGATACTGGCATTGAGTGGGAGTATCTGCACAGTGGTTTTGGCATTGCCCGTATAACTGCTGTAAATGGCACTACTGCAACTGCTGAGGTGATTTCCTATATCCCTTCGCAGGTCGTTGGCGAGGATAATGCCAGCTATAAATGGGCTAAATATGCCTGGAACAGTGTTAATGGTTATCCTGGCACTGTTGTTTATTATCAACAGCGTCTTTACTTCGCCGCATCGACTGCGTTCCCTCAGACTATCTGGGCCAGCCGTACCGGGGATTATAAGGATTTTGGCAAAAGCAATCCTACGCAGGATGACGACAGAATTATCTACACCTATGCCGGGCGTCAGGTTAATGAGATCCGTCACCTGATTGATGTTGGCTCTCTGGTGGCGCTGACTTCCGGAGGTGAGTACGTCATCACCGGCGACCAGAACAAAGTGTTAACCCCATCATCATTTGCATTCAGCTCTCAGGGATCAAATGGCTCAAGCAACGTCCCACCAATTGCTGTGGCGAATATTGCTCTGTTCGTCCAGGAGAAAGGCAGTGTTGTCCGTGATCTGGCCTACTCATTCGATGTTGACGGCTATCAGGGGAACGACCTGACCATCCTTGCTAATCATCTTTTTCAGAAGCACAGCATCGTTGACTGGTGCTTCTCTATTGTCCCTTACTCCAGCGCCTTCTGCATTCGTGATGACGGTAAATTACTGGTGATGACCTATTTGCGTGATCAACAGGTTTTTGCATGGGCACCACAGTCCAGTACCGGAAAATATGAAAGCACATGCAGTATCAGCGAAGGAAATGAAGATGCGGTGTATTTCGTCGTTAACCGAACCGTTAACGGGCAAACAGTGAGATACATCGAGCGGCTGTCCAGCCGTTTATTTATCAGCGATGAAGATGCTTTCTTTGTTGATTCTGGCCTTAGCTATGATGGAAGAAATACGTCTGACAGAACGATGACCATCACTGTTGGTTCTGGTGAATGGGATTACCGTGCGGAATATACAATCAGTGTTTCTGGTGGTGCGTACTTCACCAGTAGTGATGTCGGCGCGCAACTACAGTTCCCTTATACCGGAACTGATCCTGATACTGGCGATGAAGTGTCAAAAGAATTACGTTGCGACATTATTTCTGTAACTAGCAATACCGCTGTAGTGGTTCGTGCTAACAGGAACGTCCCGCCATCCCTCAGGAGTGTGGCCACCACGAACTGGCAGATGGCGCGCCGGACATTTGGAGGCCTGTCTCATCTTGAAGGCCAGGCCGTAAACATTCTCTCTGATGCGAACGTGGAACCACAGAAAGTGGTTTCCGGAGGTGCCGTCACGCTGGAATCTCCGGGGGCTGTAGTGCACATCGGCCTGCCAATAACTGCTGAATTCGAAACACTGGATATCAACATTAACGGACAGGAAACGCTGCTGGACAAAAAACAGGTGATCCCCTCCGTTACTCTGGTTGTGAATGCCAGTCGCGGCATCTGGGCGACTACGCCCGGCGGTAAATGGTACGAATATCCACAGCGTGAATTCGAGTTCTACGATGATCCTGTTGATGATGCTACCGGAAAAGTAGAAGTGAAACTGGACAGTAACTGGGGCAAAAACGGGCGTGTAAAAATCCGTCAGCTTGACCCGTTGCCGCTGTCTGTTCTTGCCGTTATTCCTCGCCTTACCGTTGGGGGATTCTGATGATTGATGTTCAAATTATTCCCGCTACCGAAGAGCATCTTCAGATGATTTTGCCGGATGTTCGTCAGGCTGATATTGACGAACTGTATGCGGTATCGCTGATGACTACCGAAGATGCGCTGCGCGTTGGTCTTCGCACTGCGACTATGGCCTGGTCAGGGTTCGCGGACGGAGAACTGGTAACCATGTTTGGTGTATCTCCGGCGTCAATGATCGGTGGCAATGGTACGCCCTGGCTGGTAGGAACCAGCCGTATTGAAAAATATCAGAAGACATTTCTTCGCCACTGCCGACCTGTATTGCAGCAGATGTTGGCAGTTTATCCGCGCCTGGAAAACTACGTCGACGAGCGAAACCATGTTGCCAAAGCATGGTTGCACTGGCTTGGATTCAGGCTTGAAGAAGCCGCGCCTTATGGTGCTCTTGGTCTTAATTTCCACAGATTTCACATGGAGAGAAAATAATGTGTAACCCAGCCATCGCTTTGGTTGCCGTCACAGTGGCATCCACAGCCGCGTCAATGTACAGCCAGAGCAAGCAGGCAAAATACCAGTCAGCCATAGCTGATCGGAATGCTGAAATTGCTGAAGCTCAGGCACAGGATTCAATCAATCGTGGGAATATTGAAGCGGATCAGCGTCGTCGTGAAATGCGTCAACGCTCAGGCACTGCGGCGGCCACTATGGGGGCTACCGGTGCGGAATTAAGTAGCGGAACAGCTCTTGACGTTTTTGCGGATAATGCTCAGTTCGGCACTCTTGATGCGTTAACGACAGTGAATAATGCTCAGCGTGAGGCATATGGGTATCAGGTTCAGGGAATGAATGCTCAGGCACAGGGGGCTGCTGCTCAGTCGGCTGCTAAATCATCGATGACCAGCACTTTGTTAACGGCACCACTAAAAGCATACGGTGCATACCAGATGGGCGGCGGAACGTGGAGCCCGTTCTCTCAGAAAGCTGCGCCGATTTCTGCTGCTGTTGGCACTCCAACCGGTCGATAAGGGGATAATAAGATGCCAGTTGTACCAACAACATCGGGCCGTCAGGTTCAAAGCAGAGGGATTTCGACGCAGGGATTCTCATCGTTTCAGACACCAAATGTCGGTGATGTACTTGGCGATGTTGCAGAGCAATATGCAGGTATTATTGCGCAGGCAAAACAGCGTGCGAATGTTGCTATGGCTCAGGAGGCTTCTCTTAGCTTAAGCCAGATAAGCAGCGATCTGCTGAATAACCCTGAAACAGGTTTGCTTAACCTGAAAGGGAAAAATGCTATTGGAAAAGGTCAGGAGTATACGCAGCAGTTTGATGCCCAGGTCGAGCAACTGGCTATGTCGCTGCCGGATGAACAGGCTCGTAATGCTTTCATGCGGCAGGCACAGCAGCAGCGTATTCAGTTCACTACGCAGGCCGGGCGGCACGAGATAGGACAGGTTCGCCAGTATGAGGCGGATATGCAGGATGCGACACTAAAAAACCTATCGATGCAGTTCCGTAACCCGACAATGGCAAACCAGGCAGGATTGAAGGCATATCATAGCATCATCGCTTACGGCGAAGCCCACGGCCAGAGTCAGGAAGAGATCGAACAGAACTGGGTTTCGTGGCGCGAGAATGCCGCGAACGGTGCGGCGGAGGCGTGGTATGTGCCGATGTATCAACAGATGATGGGTCCGAACGGCAAGATTGAGGTAACCGATACACCGAGTGAGGCGCAGTTATTCTCTGCAATAATCTGGCAGGAGAGTGGCGGAAATCAGTACGGAAAGGACGGAACGCCTCTGGTGTCGCCAAAAGGCGCTGTTGGCGTAGCGCAGGTGACGGAAGATACTGGCCCCGAAGCTGCCCGCCTTGCTGGCGTGCCGTGGGACCGAGATAAATGGTTGAATGACCCGCGCTATAATGCCCGCTTGGGGCAAGCTTATTTCGGCGCGCAGATGAAGAAATACGACAATAACCCGGTTCTGGCAGTAGCTGCCTATAACGCTGGCCCAGGAAAGGTTGACGGCTGGATTAAACAGATTGGCGATCCGCGCACAGGCGAAGTCAGTAACGCCCAGTTTGCCGCAGCTATCCCATACGACGAGACGCGCAATTATGTGGCAAAAGTAACTGGCAGTGCTGGAGCTATTCCTGGATCTGCGACGATGGAAAACCTCATCGCACAGCCATTCTGGAACGCCATGAGTCCGGACAAAAAGTCGCAGATGATGAGCAAGGTTGCTGGCATGTACGACATGCAGGCTTCAGCCGGTCGCGTTGCGCTACAGAGTCGAATGCAGGACGACCTATCCAAAATTGAGGCCGGTAAGCAGGTGACGCCTATTTCAGCGCACGAATGGGCCGCCGTTATGCCGCTTCAGGCAGCGCCTGCCGAGCGCCTGCAGATGGAAAAAACCTTCCAGCAATACCAGCAGGCAATGACGCTACAACCTGTTTATCAGACCATTATGCAGGGCAACGTCCAGCAGGGTACCGCCGCCGTGCAGGCAATGGCACCGCAGGAAAACGACCCTGACTTTAAATACAAAGCAGAGCTTTATGCATCGGCAAAGGTCAAGCTTGGGCAGGTACTGAAGGCGCGGGAAGCGGATCCGGGGGCATGGCTGCAACAAAACTCTCCGGTTGTGCAGGCTGCATTCCAGCAGTACCTCAATGACCCTTCATCTGGTGAATACCTAGTTTCCCGCATACAGTCTGAAAAAGACCGCCTGGGGATAATGAGCAAAAAAGTTTTACCGGAGTCCATGGTCAACGACGTACTGCAGCGTATTGACAACACGCAGGAATCTAGCGTAAAGGCCATTCAGTCGGTGGCGCAGTCGTTCGGCAAATACTCGGATCAGGTGATGCAGCAGGTTCAGAAGAGCGCTTATCCTGCGTTGCAGGTTGTCATGGCTACCGAGAACCCGCGCGCGGCAAATGCGCTCTGGCAAAACCGTAGCGTTAAAACTGCTGACTTACGCGGCAGTCTTGAGAAAACCGACGCGGATAGCGCCGACTCGTCATGGAATGACCAATCGAAAGATTTTGCTGGCACGATGGTTGTTCAGCCTGGTGGCACTGCCGTGTGGAATAACTTCAACGAGCAGGGAAAACGACTTACTTACATCAACATGCAGCGCGGAATGTCGGCGTCTGATGCAGCAAAACAGGCGTATCAGGACATCCTCGGCGAGCAGTACCAGACCAATGGCACTTGGCGGCTACCTAAGCGTGCAGGGATAGATATTCGTGATGTTAACGATGGTGCCAATGCGTATCTGAAAAACCTGTCAGCAGATCAGATTATGCCGCTTATTGGTGACCCAAGGCTACCTGATGAGGTCAACCGTGAGCAGAGTATCTCCCGCATTCGTGATAATGCGCAGTGGGTTACCAACAGCGACGAAACAGGACTTACCCTGATGCTCAACGGGCTGATCGTCAACGGTGCCGACGGCAACCCGATTACGGTGACGTTCAACGATCTGGCGAAACTGGGAACAACCAACCGATCAGTATGGAACCGCATTACCAAGTTCATTGATACTCCGGTGAAATATACTCCCGGACAGTCTAAGGAATACAGCGCAGAAAGTCAGCGCGACAACCTGATTAACATTTTCCAGAACGGCCAGCAATCAGGACGATAACATGCCAATTTACACAGATGATCCGGGACAGGGCATTAACCAGCCAATTGGCAACGCGCCAGCAGGGCTTGGCGAATCGCTGCTTTCTTCCCTTAAGCAGGGATTTGAAGAGGGGCCGGTCATGTCCGGCTACCGCTTTGCGCAGGTCGACTCGCTGGCGAATGACCCAAACTCTACAGTTATCAGTAAGCAGGACGCAGATGAGCTCCTGAAGCAGTACGGCGTAAAGAGCATAAACGTGCCAGATTCTGGCGTTACGCAGGCTTTTCTCGATCATGTTATTGCCGAACGCAAAGATTCTCTGGCACGCCAGCAGATTGCGATGTCGGCACCGAGCGGGTGGGTAGCCACGCCGCTTAATTTCGCAGCCAGCCTAGCTGGTTCAATGGCAGATCCTGGTAACGTGGCGCTGGCGCTGGTTCCGTTCGCTGGAGAAGCAAAGGCAGCTTCTGTGCTTGGCCGATTTGGCGAGCGATTTGTTGCGGGTGCACGCATGGGGGCAGCGCAGGCGGTGGTGACCGTGCCGCTTACCGGGCTGGCAGCGGCGGCGGAAGGTGACGACTTCACCTATAGCAACGCGTTGGAAAGTACTTTCTTTAACACGATGGCTGGCGGTCTAATGCATGCCGGCGGCGGCCTTATCGCCGATATCGTGCGACCGCGTCGCGTTCCCGATGCTGCAACGGGAGAGTCCCGGGCGTTTTCTGGCGATGCGCAGCCAACCCCGGTGATAACGCCTGACAACATTCCGGCGGGCGTGAATATCCCTGAGGTTGGCGCTAACGCAGATCTGGCGGCGGCCATTTCCAGTGAAGCGGAGAGCTACGCATACAGCCGGGCTTATGACGACGTGGTTCCTGACTATATGGCGCGCCAGCAGGAGTTACAGAGCGGACAGATCGGTAACGTTGCCGACCTGCGTGCCGAGCTTGCGGCTAATCAACGTCATGCTGACTCGCTTGATGCGACGCTGCAGCAGCGCACCAAAAAGTATCAGGGGCAGCGGATGAAGTTTAAGGATGCGCGCTCTAGGGCACTGAAAGAGATTCAGGCCGAGAAAGACGCCATCGCTGCACGCAATCAGGAGATCAACACATCGCTGGAGCAGAACGCGACAGCAGAGCAGGCGCGCTGGCGCCAGTCTCAGATTTCCCGCGGCGAGATCCCCGACGACCTGAAAGTCACCATTTCCGAGCGTGCGCAGCAGATCCTGGACGGCATGCAGATGTCGCCGGTCGCTGGCGCAGTTCGCACTGCCGCAAGCGCCATCATGGATGCTGACTGGAGCGTGAACCAGCAGGCGTATCGCGCTGCGCTGGCACACATGATGGAAGGACGTAGCCCAGATGTTGAGCCCTTCTATGAACTGCACAAATCGGCACTGCGTGAACGCGCCATCCATCGCATACAGAACCCGGCACGGCAGGTTGATGAAACGGCTCGCCCAGCAAGCGAAACAGCCGATCGGGTTTATCAAGAAACGCAAAAGGCAGATCATGAAATTACCGCTGCCGCTGCAGACCTTGATAACGAGCTCAACCTGAGTAACGCCCTGCTTGACGATATCGCTGTCGATAACCCTGATCTTGCGACCACGTTGCGCCAGAAACTCAATGATATTCGTGCCGACGCCAGCGACAATAGCATGAGCAACGCTTTCCGGGCATTTGCCGCCTGTATGATTAACCGGGGGATGTGATGGCAGCAAACGAATTTTTGACGCAGTGCGAGCGCAGTGTAAATGCTGCCGCTGGTCGCGAGCTTTCTTCCGATGAGATGGAGTCGCTGGTGCGTGACATGAACGACACCACTAGGCGAATTCTGGCGACCAATGAGGCGCTGTCTCTGGAAGAGGCCGCGATGCGCGCAGCGGAAGAACTGAGCAATGCCGATATGCTGGCAAAACAGATTGAGTCTCGCAATAAGGCAATCAACACCCGTATTGCCGCACAACGACTTAGAGAGCTTCGTACTATCTGGAAAGACCGCCCGGATATCGGGCTTGAAGCAATGCTGGTTGGCCGCAACGATGCGCGTACCGGCGCCCGCCGGTCGGTATCTTCGGAGGTGGCGCAACTGCGCGGCAAGTATCATTCCGGTATCAACTACGATTTTGACCGTGCCGGGCTGGTGCAATTCATCGCCAGCGGCAGCAATGACAGGGAAATTGCCGATGCAATGTGGCGCATAGGGCGCGGGCAGTCAACTGACGGTATGACAAAGCAATCCGTAAGCGCTGCACAAATCATCATGAAATGGCAGGAAACTGCGCGCATTGATGAGAACCGCGCCGGGGCATGGATACGCAAAGAGCCGGGCTATATAGTGCGCCAGTCACACGACATCATGAAGATCCGCGCCGCAGGTTATGAAGCATGGCGAAATGCTATTCTCCCGCGCCTTGATGAACGCACTTTTGACGGCGTGGCTGACCGCGAGCAGTTCATGCGTAACATTTATAACGGGCTGGCTTCCGGCGTGCATCTTACATCTGAAAAGCCCGATTGGATGAATGGCTTTAAGGGATCGGCGAACGCAGCTAAACGCGCCAGCCAAGAGCGAATTTTGCACTTCAAAGATGGTATCTCGTGGCACGAGTACAACCAGCAATTCGGCACCGGCAGCCTGCGAGAGGCGCTGTTTGGTGGCTTAAACAGCGCTGCCCGCACAACGGGCATGATGCGCGTACTGGGCACTAACCCACAGAACATGTTTAAGTACCTGACGGACACCATTGCTGAAGATATCAGCAAATCCGGAAGACCGGCAGCGTTGGCTGACTACATGACGAAGGTGCGTCGCATTAACCGTACCGTAATGCCGCAGGTTGACGGCTCGCTAAATATTCCTGGCAGCGTAGGCTGGGCCAATGCGTCTGCGGCTGTACGCGGCTGGTTGCGTATGAGCCAGCTTGGTGGCGCGGTAATCTCATCGTTTAACGACGTGCCTATCGCCGCTACCGAGATGCGCTACCAAGGGCAGAATTTTATGCAGGCGTTGCTTGGTGCTATGAGAGGCCGCTTCACGCGTTACAACAGCGCGGAGCAGAAAGAGATCCTTTCCTCTATCGGAGTTTATTCCGACTCCATGACGCAGGAAATCATCCGGCGCATATCTGGTGATGACACGCTGAATGGAAAACTTGGTCGCGCGCAGCAGCTTTTCTTTAAGTACAACCTCATGAACTTCTGGACCGAGAGCGGTCGCAACAGTAACGCCATGATGATAACCAACTGGCTTGCAAAGAATGCTGACCAGCCTCATGCGAGGCTACCGGAAGACCTGCGACGCGTGCTGGATCTGCACGGTATTGGCGAACGTGAGTGGGAAATTTTTCGCAACATGGACATGGCCGATAGCGAAGGTCGTAAGTTCATGACGACCAGCGGCATCCGCGGCGTGCCTGACGAAGTGATTGCCGGTTATGTAGAGAGTAAGGGGATCAAGCCAACGCAGCGCGCTATCGCTGACGCACGCGATCAATTGGAAGGGCAGTTGCGCGGCTACATCCTTGACCGCCTGAATATCGCCATGTCAGAGCCTGGCGATCGCACGCAGGCGTTTATGAAGATGGGCACGGTGCCAGGAACGGTGGCTGGGGAAGCAATACGATTCGCTGGTCAGTACAAATCGTTCACTGCAAGCTTCATGCAGAACGTACTAGGACGCGAAGTATTCGGGCGTGGTTATATTCCTGCTGGGCTTGGTGAGTCGAAAACCGGATCGCTGACGAATGCGCTGCTGCGTAACGGGAAGGGGGCTTTCCTTGGTGCTGCAAACCTCTTTGTCTGGGCGACTATGTTTGGTTATATCTCCATGCAGTCAAAACTCATGCTGAAAGGGCAAACACCACGCCCGGCAGATGCCAAGACGTTTCTCGCAGCCGCATCTCAGGGGGGCGGTCTTGGCATCTTGGGTGACTTCATGTTTGGCGAGGTCAACCGCATGGGGGCCGGGCCGGTTACGTCGCTAATGGGGCCGGCAGCATCGAACGCTGACAGCATTATCACGCTGCTCCAGCAGACCACGAGAGGGGATGCAGATTTGGGTGACTGGTATCGCACGGCACTTGACAATACGCCATTCCTCAACGTGTTCTGGCTTCGTACGGCGATGAATGGTTTAATATTGAACCGGATACAAGATGCCCTTGACCCAGGCTCTCTTGAGCGTTATCAGCGCCGTGTTGAGCGTGAGCAGGGGAACGACTTTCTGATCCCACCATCGCAGTTCATGCTAGGTAAATAATAATGAAGGCAATTATATTTTTTGTTTCAATATTAATGTCTGCATTTTCTTTTGCAGGGCAAAATGTTAAATGCGAACTTCAATACTTTGGAGATAGCGATAAATTTAAGGTAACTCAGTTTTCTTTTATGGGGATTCCATCTGATTCATACCTTTATACCTGTGCCGACTGTGGAGGCATCCAGATAAACGTGTTCCCATCTATTCAGACTGTTGCTTCCTACTCATTTGAAAACAACATTGATTTCGAAAGGAAAATCAATGCTGAATACAACAGAAAAGACATAGCTAAACTTGAGATGGAAAACGTTACTCAAGGCGGGAGAATAAAATATTCAATCACCGATACTGGTTTGGCAGAGTTTTACCCAGAGGGCAAAAAGATAAGCTACCTCTACTTTTTAGCCAAGCAACAAAATGGTAAAGAACAAGTAGGTTATTCAGGATTTGTTACCTCTAACGGGGATAAGTCATGCTCAATTATTGCGACATATCCAGGAAAAGAAATTTCTTTTCTGGGAAGTAAATCTCTAAGCTACTTTATGAATCATATATCAATGTAGCGTGACATGTCACAGGCCGCTTTCGCGGCCTTTTCTTTATGTGGTTTGCTTTCGTAATTGTTCGGCACAATAGTCGAGATGTGTTTGCAGATCCTGCATAGACATCTGTGAGCTGGTGACGTAGTTAATCAGTGCAGTCAGTTCGGCAAGTGGGCCATCGACATTAAATCCATCCTTATCGAGATCCCGGAGTAATTTCATCAAGTGCGATCCCTCCACCAGTGACCTGACGCCTCCCGGCGTGTGAATCCTTTCGGTAAATCCGTCTTCCAGTGGATAGTGATACTGCTGCATCTTATCTTCTCCATGCAATAACTGTATAAATATACAGTATCAAATAATTTGTTTGCTATCCAGCACGTTTTGCAAATCACCTGAAAGGTAATATCTTTTCGTATTTATGGGTTATCTATCCATATGTGGTTTTTCAGGTAATAGAATAACCAGATATGCGGCGCAACGGGTGCTGCGACTATCTGGAGATTTAACATGACGGTCTCAACCGAAGTTGACCACAACGAATACACCGGTAACGGCGCTACGACATCATTTCCGTATACCTTCCGTATTTTCAAAAAATCCGACCTGGTTGTTCAGGTGTCTGACCTGAACGGGAACGTAACAGAATTGGTTCTGGATACCGGTTATACGGTAACTGGGGCGGGCACTTATAGTGGCGGTTCTGTTGTTCTTCCGTCGCCGCTTGCTGCTGGATGGCGAATTACGATAGATCGTGTGCTTGATGTAGTGCAGGAGACAGACCTTCGCAATCAGGGAAAATTTTTCCCCGAAGTGCATGAAGATGCTTTTGACTACCTGACGATGCTGATCCAGCAATGTTTTGGGTGGTTCAGACGTGCATTGATGAAACCATCTTTGCTTGCAAAATATTACGATGCAAAGCAAAACAGAATTTCTAACCTTGCAGATCCATCACTTGAGCAGGATGCTGTAAATAATCGCTCAATGCGTAATTATGTTGATGCTGCAATCGCCGGAGTTGTTGGTGGTTTTGGTTGGTTTATTCAGTATGGTTCTGGTGCGATATATCGAACGTTCCAGGATAAGATGCGAGATACAGTCAGCATAACCGATTTTGGATTAAAAGGTGACTATAAAACGGACAACTTAACGCAGTGGCAGGCTTTGCTTGCATCTGGAAAGAAAACTTTTTTTGTTCCTGATGGGGTTTATCGATTCTCTGATGGTATAGAAATACCTGGTGATTTTCGATTCATTGGTAATGGTTCTCCTGTTCTTGGATTTGGTACTGATGATGACAAATTCTTTCTTGCTGAAGGTAGAAAAGAAAATATGCCTGGTGCTACGTTTATATTTTCTGGAGCAGGAACAAAGATAGCTACTACAGATAACAGAGACGATCATTTCGCAAGTGTTCGATATTGCGTGAGAGTTCTTTCTCCAGAATATGGTTCAAGTGGATCTGTCCTTAAAGGCATTGCCGTGGTTCAAGACATGATTTGTTATGATTCCATCGGTAATCACACAAAACCTGATGAAGACCAACGTGCAGATTATGAGTGTGGGGTTTATTACGATGACTCTGCAAGAAATCTTCAGGAGGATGTTTGTGTATTCGGATACTTTTCAAAAGCAGGTACAATAATTCAGTCAAAGCAAGGAAACGATGACCCTGATTACAATACCATTACTGGTGGGTCAACTATGGGGCGAGTCGGTTTAGCAATTCTTGGTTCAAACACTGGGCCTGCAAGTTATGGTCTCAGCGGAACTAGAGTAGATAAATGTGGTATTTATACCCTTGATCACCACAGTCGTGCATCAATGTCTCATGAAGAGCTTGTTTCTTATTACTCTAGCGCAAACACATGGCGATGCCTTTATATAGATGGTGATGTTAATGCGACATCCGCTGAAATAAATGGGCATTACTTTTATGGCTGTGAGTTTAGAACCAGAGCTAATCATGCATTAGAATTTGATCACGCATCCAACATCCAGTTTTATGGTGGTGTGGTAGAGCAATCACCTTATGGTATTACAAATTCAGATATTCCGACTTTTATTGGTTCTGAGAATGTAAAGAGAGGCGTTAGTTTTTATGGCATGCGCATGAATTATATTTCTCAGATATTTAATGACAATTTTGCCGGAGTGATTCCTGTAAAAATAATAGTTTCAGGCGATCCGCTAAACGGTAGATTTGGAGTTGTGGGTAAAGACCCAGCAGGCGGTTATACCGTTGCAATTCTTGGCTCTGATGGGAATATTGGTGACGCATCAATTCAGTTTACGAAGAATGCTGCTGATGGGTCTACAGGATGGAAAGTGATGATGGATGCAAGCTCCGACAGACTATTGGTCAGCAAGGATGGAGAAACCATGACGTCACTCACTAAGACAGGAATGTACACTGTATCGGCTCCATCTGGTTCTGATGCTATTCTTGGCCTGCTCAGTAATGGCAATGCTACATCTTGGTTCATGAGAACACAATACAACAGTGTAGGTCAATTACAGTTCAGACATGGTGGGTCTGGATCTACTCCAGCAATGCAAATAGCAACGTCAGGAGGAATAACTCCTGGAACTGATGCCACTTCAAATATAGGTAGCGCATCACTACGATATAACATTGGTTATTTTGCCGGAGGAACCCAGTCAAGTTCAGATGGGCGTCTTAAAGACCCGATTCGCGGATTCACCAAATCTGAAATTAATGCAGCAATTAAAGTGGCTGATCTGCTAGGTTTCTGGACATGGATTGATGATGATTCTAAAAGGTTGCACTCTGGCACCACTGTTCAGGCAGTTATTGCTGTTTTAGAGGATGAGGGCCTGGACTGGCGAGATTATGGATTTATAGGGTATGACAAATGGGATGATGTATATGAAGATGTCATTAAAGATGAGTTAATTACGGATCAAAATGGTGAAAAATTCATTATTCCTGTGAGTACTGGTGAAAAAAAATTAGTTAAGAAAGCAGGAGATTTGTGGCAATTCCGAGATCAAGAACTTGATCGTTTCATTATGCGAGGATTGGTTGAGCGCATTAAAAATATTGAAATGAAAATTAATAACCAGATGTAATTTATATGATAGTGATTTAATTGATGTAGAGGTAATAACTATTCATATATGGTTTAATATGCATGGTGAACCCCATACTAAGGTGGTTCTTCATGCACATTAAACGGTGGTTTTTATGTCAGTTCAGATAACCAATGAGTCTTTAAATCAGTGGCTTAGCATGAGTTCTCTGGCGGCGGTTATAGCAGGAGCACCTCCTGAGGTGGCTTTAGGCTCCCTTGCTGGAGCTGTGATTTTTGTTACCTCTGCTGTCGAATATCCGATCCGCCGCCGGGTAGTCCTGTCGATGCTCAGCTTTCTTTGCGGCCTTCTTTTTTACAAACCAGCAGCATCAATTCTTATCGGCATAGCCAGCCTGATCCCTACCATCACACAGGATTCCTTCGAGAAAGGGATTGTTTTCTCTGCCGGCGCATTCGTGTCAGCAATCGTCGCAGTGCGAATTGGCATCTGGCTCTATCACCGCTCCGATAATCCACGCGAGTTAATACCGGGGAGAAAAGGCGATGGTAACGCATGAGTATTTTTTGCTTATCACCAATGCACTTATTTGTACTGGCATAGCAATTCGTGTTGTCACATTCCGGCGTAACGGTTCACAACACCGAAGATGGGGAGGGTGGCTTGCTTATTTCCTTATTGTTGCTGCGGCCAGTATTCCTGTTCGTATCGTCTATGCAATCTGGTTACGCACGCCAATGGCTGTGGATTTATCTGAGGTCATTATCAACGCTGTCATGCTTGCTGCGGTTCTTAAAACTCGCGGTAACGTCGTTCAGATTTTCAAAATAACGAGGTCTAAACATGGAGATTAAACAATTCCAGCGAGCTGCTGGTATCAGCGAGGCACTGGCCGCACGCTGGTTCTCGCATATAACTTCTGCGATGAAAGAGTTTGGTATCAGCAAACCAGAAGATCAGGCTATGTTTATTGCTCAGGTCGGGCATGAGTCTGGAGGCTTCACCCGGTTGCAGGAGAATTTCAACTACAGCGTCAGCGGACTGGCTAACTTTGTTCGGGCTGGGCGTCTCACTCAGGGACAGGCCAACGCATTGGGGCGACGTGCAGGCGAACCACCATTGCCACTTGAGCGCCAGAGAGCGATTGCCAATCTGGTGTACAGCAAACGCATGGGGAACAATGCCCCTGGTGATGGCTGGAACTACCGTGGGCGCGGGCTTATCCAGGTTACCGGTTTGAATAACTATCGTGACTGTGGAAACGGTCTTAAGGTTGACCTGCTGGAGAGTCCTGAACTGCTGGCGCAGGACGAATACGCGGCTCGTAGCGCGGCGTGGTTCTTTGCCAGCAAAGGATGCATGAAGTATACCGGCGATATTGCACGTGTAACTCTGATTATCAATGGTGGCCGGAACGGCATCGACGACCGGCGCGCGCGATACATCAATGCCAGTAAGGTGCTGGCGGTATGATCTGGGCATTCGTAAAAGCATACCGGAAACAGTTGATTATCATGGCGGTGCTTGCTGTTCTGGTCATATCAGGAGTTGTTGCCTGGAATGTGCACGGCATCCGTCAGTACGATGCCGGGTATGCGCAGGCGAAGGAAGATCAGAAACAGGCTGATGATAAGTTAAGGTCACAGCGTGAGCAGGAGAAAACACAAATTGAACGTGAAGCACAATCCCGTATCGATGCGGAGCGTGCTGATGCTGAGTATGCTAATTCCGCTGCTGACAGCATGCGCGCCGAGCTTGACAAAACCAGGCGGCTCGCCGAACACTATACCGGATCTTTCCCCCCTGGCACGCCAGCCAGCAAGGTCATCGGTGTGCTCGCCGACATGCTTGAAGAAAGCAACCGAGTTTACAACGCAACAGCAGCTGAGGCTGAAAAGTATCGTATCGCGGGGGAATTCTGCGAGCAGCAATACGATTCACTGAAGAAGCAAAAATCGTGGCACTGATTTCCGGTGACGGTATATAAAACGGTACGGTGAAAATCAGGTTACAGAAAGTTGTTACCAGTCAATTGGTTATGCATGCCGTAAATAATTGAGTGGGAATGATTTGACCCTGCACTATGAATGAACAAAACCCTCTGTTACTACAGAGGGTTTTTTATACTCACGAATCATAGGCTTGAAGTTACTGACATCGCTTAGTTAAACCAGCTGTCCGATTTGTTCTCTTCTGCTTTGCCCACGCTTTTCATCAGATCTCGACCGCCCTCAGTCATATTCCTGTTTGCGTCAGCTTCAGATTGCACCACATCGGTTTGCGCAGCTTTGTGCTTCAGTTCCTGATCGATAAATTCGTTTTCTCGCTTAACGCGGGCTTCTTCTTTCGCCAGCGCCAGTTTTTGTTTCTGAATCTCTAAGCTGCGTAGCTCATCTTCATAACTTTGATCGCGTTTTTTGTCCGCAGAGGCTTCGGCGTCCAGTTTATCCTGACGAGCTTTCTTATTTGCCGCTGCCGTTGCCGCTCTTTTGTTAGCGGCGGCCTGGGCGTTTGCGCGACGTTGCTTCTCTTGCTGGATTTCCCTGTTGCGCTCCGCGACCCATTCGTCATGCTGCCTTTGCTCTTCATTTTTACCTTGCTGTTCCGCTTCTGCGACAGCAGAGAGTTGATCCTGCAATGATGAGGCGATAGCCGGATAGCTTAAGGAGGCTAAGATGGCGCAAAGAAAAACTTTCTTCATGACTCCTCCTGATCATTAGCTCTTTTCAGGACATTTGGTATTTGGCTGAATACGCGTTTCGTTATACGTCGTGGTAATAACAACGGCTAAACCTGTCGTAAACTGGCACTCTTTACCCACCTGGGTGGAGGTATACACTTTGGTGCCTTCCTTATACGTTAGAGAAACACCTTCCACTAAGGTTTTATCATTCACCATAGAACCCGCTGCCGCGCCAACAGCTCCGCCGCCAACTGCACCTGCCGTCGTTCCGGAATTGCTGCCAGACCCGACGTTGTGGCCAATAACACCGCCAGCGACTGCACCAATAAGCGCGCCGAAGGCTTGTGCGTTTCGTTTATTTTGGGAGTTGTCTACGGCAACTTTTGCGGGAAGAATGGAAATAATATTAACGGTTTTAGTTTCTTGTTTGGTATTCAGTTGATCGGTTTGATAAACATCGGCGGCATGATCATCAGCATTTGACTGGCATCCTGCCAGAGTGAATGACGCTAACATTGCCACAGGCAGAAGACATTTTTTAAATTTCAT